GTTGTCGCAGATGTTTGGCATCTTGCCCTTGCCTTGCTGCACCCAGATGATCGGTCTGTGGTGTGGTCCCATCACTTGATGCAAGCCTGCACCGTGCAGCTTGGCACCATGACGTGTGATCAGCATGCGAGCCTGTTGCAATGTGACATGCACAGATGGTTGCTTGCGTATCATGACGTTCGCTCCCCTACGCTGCCGCCGCAGTGAGTGATGCTGCAATGGTCGCATCACGCCACATGATGATAGTGGTCAGTGCCTTGGCGAGTGCCGCACCGTCGTCACCCTTGAACCGTGTAGGGTCCGGCTTCGCAGTCTTGTCACTGTTCAACAGTGCCGCCGCTTGTAGCATGAGGTCATCGAACGACGCGGTGGCAATGACGCCTTTGCGCGTAGCCTCGTCGAACTGTGCAACCTTCTCTTGGTCTGCACCCTTGGCAGGCGTAGCAGTAGACGCGCGCGGTGCAGCATTGAACATTGCAAGCGCCTTAGTCATGGTCAGCTTGCCGCCCAAGTATTCGCCACCGCCGTCTGCACCCTCGCGTTCGATGCTGTATTCACGGCCATTCAACAGTGCCTTGGTCTCATGGCGCAGTGCGAACTGGAATGACCACGGCTTAGCAGTGGCGGACTTGTAGCGCGGCAGGAACATAGACAGCGGCGCCATGATCATCTGCGCCTTGTCATTCCAATCGTTAACGCTGCCACCCATATAGCCAATGGCGATGGCAAGGTTAATGGCACGCTTCATGCGTTCCAGCCTGTTACGATACAGTCGCGACGCTGCAATGGTTCCCTCATTCCATGTGCCTTGCTTGACAGATGGTGCCTTAGGTGCCTTGCCTAGCATGTCGAGTGTCATACGCTTAGCAAACTTCTTGCCGTCATCTGTAGGCGCATGATCCTTGCTGACCATTGCGGACCATAGCGGGCATGACCACACGTTGCCACCCGATGCACGATAGGCGGTATACAGCTTCATGATCCCGTATGCAGCTTTCTGACCAGCATTGTCAGCCTTGGCAGTGTGATCCAGTTCACTGTCGATTGCGGCCATGACGATAGCCTTGACGCTAGCGACTGCGGAGAGTGTGACGTTGCTATCGGACTTGACCGTAGCACGCTTGGACTTGTCAGCCTTGCTCTGTCCCTTGGCAGGGATGGGAGCGACAGGGGTAACGGTAGCGATAGAGGCACTCATATTCATAATCCTTACATCACATGTTGCGCTGCTCTCATTGGCAGCATCATCATAGTAGCACTATGCAAAGGGTATGTCAATAGCTGATCACTTGCATATACATGCATGCCACTAGTTAGCCAATCCATACATACGGTATGTGCTCAATTATTAGGCACCGTGTGATTGTGTATACGTGTGTGGCTATATGCTTACACTCATGCACTTGTGCATATATGCATCAGCTTATTTAGTTAGTTAACTAAACATGCACTCATGCATGCACTTAGTTAATTAGTTAACTAAATGATAAGCTGGTCTGCATGTTACTTAACCTGATGCTAAGTGCAGCTTAACTAAGCGGACCGCAGCTTAGTGCTAAGTTGACACTGTGCGCAGATCCAGGCGCGTGCCACCACCACTATACATACATGCGTCTGTCCTTACACACGTCTACGTATACGTAGCTACACGTTCATGCCCCCCTAGCCCCCATGCCAAATCCCAAAGTGGGGGTGTAACAGTGGCTCGTGGAGTGGTGGGCACCTTGGTCGCTACGCCAATCACTCCGTTGCCAGCACTTGCGCTCTATTTGGCTATATATAGTAGTGTAGGGGCCTGTATTGTTAGGTGTGCGTCGTTGTATTGGTGCTGTTTGGCTCTAGGTGGTGGTTTCGAGTTGTGCTCCCGTCATCGTAGTGCCATGGTATGGTTCCTCTAGTCATGTGGAGCGTGCAATGGCTACTTATGGTCTCGGTGCAGTGCCCGGTCGCGTGCCGTTCACTGGTTATACTAACACGATGGGTGCTGGTGCTGCTAACGCTGAGGCTACATCTGGTTATGTAGCGTTCAATGGCGTGCAGCAGGGTGATGATCGCATCGCTAAGATGTTGCGCAATGGTGGTGCCACTGCTGGTGTGACGCAATTGCTGTATATGCTGCTTGGTGCTGCTGCTGGTGGCACTGCTGCTAAGACTAAGAAGCAAGTGCAGGGTGTAGTTGGTGGATTTGGTGGTGCAGCACCGATCGAGACGATAAATTTAGTAAATCGTGCAACCACGGCTGCTGATCTCGTTGCGTTCCAAGCGTTACTCAATCGTAGCGTGTTCCCAGCGTCGTATCCTGCTGATGTTAGTGGCAATGGCGGTGGTGGTAAGCAGCAAGTCGGTGTGAGTGGGGCGTATTAGCGATGGCACGCGGTCCACGTGCTAACTTTGAGCAAGAAGTTGGTCAAAGTGTGAAGTCGCCCATCCCGCGTAGCAATCCACGTGCTAATCCACCTAAGCGCAATGTTGCTCAAGCTGAAGCTGCTGATGAAGCTGAAGATAAAGCAGCGGGCATTCCTGAAGGCAGTGCTCGTGACTTAGCACTCGATAAGCAGCGTGGTTTGCCACCTGATCCACGTGCTGGTGGTGGTAGCCCAGGTGGTGATGCGCATCATATTGCTCAAGCTGCTGGTATTGCACATGCAATTCTAGGCAAGGGAGGCTATTGATGCCGTATGTTGATGAGTATGGTCGTATCATTCCTGATAACGCAGGTGCACGACCTCCACCTCCAGGTGGTTTCCAATTCTCACCTGATCCTGAACAGACACAACCTACGTCTCTGCAACCACGCAGCAATGTAAGCGTGCGCAAACAACCAACAAGTCCGGTTCCGCCACAACGTGGTGGTGCGCCACCTGCTGCACGTGGTTACGACCCAAACATGGTCAGCACTGAGGACACCAGTGATCAGTTGTCACCGACTTCGTTGGTGCTCAACTACTTGAAGTCAAAAGGTATAACGCCTACTGCTGGCAACATCAAGGCTGCTATCAACGCGAACGCACTCAATCCTGGACAGTTCGGTCCGTTCCAGATCAGTGATCCAAGTCCAGGTGGCACGCAGTTGCGGAATGCTGGTGTTGAGGACAGCAATCCTGCTCGTGCGATCACACGTGCACTTCAACCTACACGTTGGGACTTGACTGAACCTGATGCACGTTGGGATGTGCCACAACATCCGCCTGGGCTTAGCGATAACAGACCAATCATTGGTAGTAAGACGATGCCTGGTCCTGGTCCTGGCACTGATATGGAGTTGCCTAAGGTTCCGTTGCCAACGTTACCACCTGATGAGGGTGCACTTGTGAGGTCGGGTGGTCCATCTGAGATGCCACCACCTACACGTGCTAACGCAGTTGCTCTACCTGAACCATCCATCAATCCGATGGAGACTGCAATGCAACGTGCAATTGGTGGTCCTCCACAAGTGCCACAGTTGCCTGCACCTCCTGAAGTTCCACGTTTGCCTGCACCTGCTCCGCAGTTAGCATTGCCTGCACCTGATGTGCCTGTGCGTCCACAGATTGCACCTGTTCCTGAAGTGCCTGCATTGCCTGCGCCAACTCCTGGGTTGGGTGGCTTTGATAACGCACCGCAAGGTGAACCGGGTGGTCGTGTGCGTGTTGGCAATGTGACACCGAAGGCTGCTCCTGGTAAGCCAGTGCAAGGTTATCCAATTGAGCAGACGCCATTCAGTCGTGGTGTTGGTGGTGCTGCAACTGGTGCTGCTGCGGGTGCTGCTGGTAAGGGACCGATACCAGGACTTAGGGGTGTGCCTGGTGCTGTAGCAGGTGGTGTTGCTGGTGCAGCAGGTCCACTCATTGATGCATATGGACCAAGTGTGAAGGAGATCGTGCCTTACATCATGCGCAACTTGCATCTGAGGTAACTTATGAGTCTACCTACTCCCAATGCGCCGCTTCAACTTGCAGATGGCCGCATGGTGTATCCTGGTGGTGACATACGCGATCCTCGCGTGGTTGGTGATGCACCACGGATGCTAGATGTGCCATCGCATGGTGAGGCACAGAAGTTGATCATGCAGGTGCGTAGGAAGGTCAGTGATCTGCCTGATGTGCCACGTGCAATGAACACCATTGGTGTCGTGCTCACCTACACGCTGTATGGGCTAGATGATGTGGAGATCGGTGTCGCTACGGGACTCAGCATTGAACAGATTGGTCGCATCAAGGTCGGTGATCCTTATTCACAGATGTATGATGCTGTCGTGCGTGCAGTGTTGGACACGGAGACAGCCGTTGTTAGAGACTTGTTTCAGAAGAGTGCGCGCAATGCTGCACAGGTCGTGGTTCGTGCGATGGAAGAAGGAACTAGAGCAGATCGCGTCGCAGCCGCACGAGATATTCTTGATCGCGCTGGGCATCGTGCTAGCGATATTGTTGAGCACCGCCATCGTATGGATGGCGGTCTGGTTATTGAAATAGTGCGTAAGGACACGAGTGGGACGTTCCCAGTTGTAGACATGGAGGTTGAGTGATGGCGTTCGTTGCTGGTCCTAGCTTGGTGCTTGGTGTTGGTGTTGCGGTTGCGTTACCCGTTGCAATGGACGTAAGCGGGAACAGTTCACCGTTTACACTATATTCGCACATGCGCGTTCCAGGTGGCACCACTTACACGTTCGACAGCGGTGCTGTGTTGGTTATTCCTGCGACAACTGACAGTGTGGTCGCTATTCCACCCGGCGCGCGCACAATTACTGCAACTGCTGCATCCACTTGCCAACTGGGCCAATCCATTTGAGCACCAAGCGATACAAGATAACCGAGGGTGGAATGCATGATCAGTTCCATCTGTCTAAGGCCAAGGTGCAATTCATTGGTGGTGGGTTTGGCAATGGCAAGACTGCCGCCACATGTGTGAAGGCACTCAAGCTATGCAAGGACTATCCTGGTTGCAATGGATTGATTGCAAGGTCCACCTATCCAAAGCTCAACGACACAATCCGCAGAGAGTTTCTGCAATGGTGTCCATCGCATTGGATCAAGCGTATGCCGAGCCGCGACGAGAACACACTCTTGTTGAAGAATGGCTCGACAGTGAACTTCCGTTACGTAGCGCAGAAGGGCAAGGAGACCGAAGAGAGTAAGTCTAACTTGTTGAGTGCAACGTATGATTGGATCATTGTTGACCAGATGGAGGACCCTGAGTTCTCACACAAGGACTTCATGGACCTCATGGGTCGTCTTCGTGGTAACACTGAGTATATTGGAGATGATCCAAGTATGCCTCGTGTTGGTCCTCGTTGGTTTATGGCTACGCTGAACCCGACACGCAATTGGTGCTATCGTGAGATCATCAAGCCACTGCATGACTTCAAGCGTGGCATTGTTAGTGAGAAGCTGCTGTGTGAAGTGGATGCACTTGGCAAGCCACTGATGTTCGATGGTAAGCCCAAGCCACTCATTGAGTTGTTCGAGGGTAGCACTTATGAGAACGTGGAGAACGTAGGTGAAGACTACATCCGAGGAATGCTTTCGACCTACACCGGCAGCATGCGAGACCGATTTGTATTCGGTAGGTGGGGAGCGCTTAGTGGTCTCATCTATCCACAGTTCGATGAAACGCTCCATATCGTGGCACATGAAGACGTGGCGACACATCTGCGGCAACTGCGGATGTCCGGTTTTCAGCCTGAGTTCATTGAAGGATACGACCACGGATTGTCTCGCCACAGTTGTTACGGACTATTTTACACGGAC